GACATCCACCATGCCCGTCGATATGCGTTCAGCACCAGTGGTCAGGGCTATGGAGACTTTTACAATTACCGTTGGCAGGCAGGCAAAAAGCTGGGCACAGTTCCTGCGCTTCGTCAGTTGTCCGATTACTGGACAGCCTACAAGAACCAGCAATCCCAAGAGAATTACGGAATGGAATTACCTACAACCGAGACACTAATCAGGAGAGCAGCGACTTACCGAGCAAAGGGATAACGTGAACATACTTCTATCACTAGACGGCGTACTTAGTTCCGACACAGGCGAACCAATCAGAGCAGGTGTCGCTCTCTACTATGCGCTCAACTCCAGCAATCGAGTTGCCATCGTTACCTCTCGCACCAAAGAGGATGCGGAGCACTGGCTCTTCTCCCATGGCGTCATCAACTACGATGACCTGATTGATTTCTCCTACAACCTAGAAGGCGAAGACCTTCGTAAGAGACAGTTTACAATAGCCCGCTCTCATGCCCCCGTTGAGCTATATGTGGATGCAGACCCCTCGATGTGTGCGTGGGTCTTCGAACATCAAAAAGTTCCCACTCTCCTTGTTTCTCATCCCTCCTATGCAAAGGTAGAGAATCGCCCCGATGCTCCATCAAAGGTTCGCAAATGGTCGGATATAGAAGAGGCTGTTACAAGAGTTAACATTGCCCGTACCTTGGATTACAAGAAGCCAGACCCAGAGTTGGGTGAGTGGGGTGACTAGGATTATCTTCTCAGGCACTGAGGTTGGCAGCAACCGAACCCTGCTAGAAGGTCAAAAAGTTGAGTTGATGGGACTCAACTTTTGGGGACTGAAGAAGCGTGGATTGCCTAAAACAAAACTATGGCTCATCAGCGAGCACTTCGATGAGAATACAAAAGTTATCATTGAGTCTGGGGCATCACAAGCCGATAAAGCGGGCCTTTCCAGACAAGAGCTCCTCGACTTTGCCGCCGAGTATCAAGAGTTTGTCGCCAACAATGCAGACCGAGCCACTGCCTTTTTGGAATTCGATTCTTTAACATTAGGGCAATCATGGGTCGAGGCACAGAGACCTTTTTATGAACATGACCCCAAGCTCTGGGTCGTTTGGCACCAAGAATATGGCTTGCCCAACCTCCAATATCTCTCGGGTATTTATCCTAACGTCGCAATACCCAATGACGAGATAGAGGCTCTTACGAACCTCTCAGCCATTACTAGAGCCTACGAGAGACAGTACGGCACCAAGTACCGTGCTCTTGGATGTGCCAAGCCCGACAACCTGCGACAGGTACCATTTACGACTGCCAGCACATTGTCATGGCTATCGCCCATGAGACGAGGCGAGACTATCGTGTGGGATGGACAGCGAATCGTCCGCTATCCCAAGAAGATGAAAGACCAAGCTCGCATTCGCTACAAGGCTGTAGTGGAGAAGGCTGGCTTGGATTTTGATAAGTTCAAGCAGGATGACACGCTGGAAGCGACTAAGGTTGCAGTCTGGTCATACAAGAAACTAGAGGAATCTATGGATAAGAAGAGCCCCAACTTTCACATTATCGATGGTGGTAAGGGTGACAAGGCTGAGAAAGTAACTGACAACAGCGATGACCTGTATACGGGGCTAATGATGGAATTAGGGGGGGTACCTTCTGATAACAGTGAGCTTGAGACACGGAAAGTTTCGCCCACTGAGGTAGTCCAAAGAAACCCTGATGAGATGCAAAACCTCCCAGTTTTCGGCTTCAAGATGAAGACGATTGTCGAAACAGACGATAGTGGAAAAGACGTTCTCAAGGATGTGCCAGTCGTTCAGACTCAGCAGTCATCGCTTCGCCAATGCAACACCTGCTTCGTTGCCAGCAATTGCCCAGCGTTCAAGCCCGACAATATGTGTGCGTTTAACCTGCCAGTCGAGGTCAAAACCAAAGACCAACTCAAGGCTTTGATGACCGCAATGATTGAAATGCAGGGTCAAAGAGTGGCTTTTATGCGATTTGCTGAAGAAATGAACGGTGGCTATGCTGACCCTAATGTTTCTCAGGAAATTGACAGGCTCTTTAAGCTCGTCGCTAATCTCAAAGAATTGGAAGAGAACCGTGAGTTCGTTCGCATTACAGCAGAGCGCCAGTCATCAGGAGGAGTGCTCTCAGCCATCTTCGGAGACAGAGCTCAGGCGCTTCGTGAGCTTCCAGAAGCTCTCAAAGAGGAGAGCGTCACTCGAATCATCAGTCAAAACCTCGAAGACAAGTAATCTGACAACAGTGAGGGCAAGGGCATGAAACCGTATCCCAGCGATTGGGAGCCAATTTACATTGAAACTGAAACCAGTGAGAAGAACGAAAAAGCTGGCTACGCCCAAAAGAAAAACCTTTATGGCTTAACCAAGGAGCAGTTTCTAGAGCTGGCAGAAATGCAAAACTTTGCATGTGCTATCTGCAATGGAGATTCTTCTGACGCCCCGTATCGATTGTGTGTTGACCACAATTACGAGACGAACGAGATTCGAGGCTTGCTCTGTAGCAAGTGCAACGCAGCTTTAGGGTTCTTTGATGACAATCCAATTCGCCTTCGTAAGGCGGTGGATTACATACTTTTAGCAAGTACTGGGGTATTTATTCCAGAAACTGGGAGCAAGGGAATCGTTTAGCAACACTGGTTCTTTTTCTCAGTTTGTTTTATTAGCAAGTGCATTATAGGTTTCGTTAGAGCAAAATAAGGGACTCCCCATGGGGGATATTTACACAATTACAGAAATGGTGGCTATCTATGGCTTTATTCTCTTTCCGCTTGGCAGATGACTTCGTCGCTTCATACAAGGATAAGCAACCACCATTTGGCTACCGAGATGCTGCTGGAAACTCGGTGGGAGAGATTACTTTCCTTCGCACCTATTCTCGCCTCAAGGAGGATGGCACCAAGGAGACGTGGGCTGAGGTATGCGAGCGAGTCATCAACGGCATGTACTCCCTGCAGAAAGACCACGCCAAAATCAACCGACTTCCATGGTCAGACGCCAAAGCAGCTGCTTCGGCTAAAGAGGCTTTCCAACGTCTCTTTGAGTTGAAGTGGACACCGCCTGGTCGAGGTCTATGGGTAATGGGAACACCACTTGTCAACGAACAACGAAATTCAGCCGCATTGCAAAACTGTGCTTTTGTTTCTACTGGTTCTATGACCAGGACTGACCCTGCTAAACCATTCGCTTTCCTTATGGAGGCTTCCATGCTCGGAGTGGGTGTGGGCTTTGACGATAAGGGAGCAGACAAGGACTTTGCTATCTATGACCCACAAGAGACTTACACCTATGAAATCCCTGACACACGAGAAGGCTGGGTGGAATCAACAGCCTCCCTCCTCAATGCCTACCTTAAGCCAGATACGAAGAAGCCTATCTTTGACTACTCAGTCATCCGTCCAGCAGGAGCTCCGATTAAGACCTTTGGAGGAACAGCTGCAGGACATGAGCCATTAGAGAAACTTCACAATCACATTAACGAGATGTTTGCGGGCCGTTCTGGGCAAAAGCTAACCCGAACCGACATTGCAGACATTGGCAATATGATTGGCGTCTGCGTTGTCTCTGGCAATGTGCGCCGCTCCGCCGAACTTCTCATGGGTCGTTTGGACGATGAGAACTTTCTCAATCTGAAGAACTATGATGTCAATCCACAACGTGGTGCTTACGGATGGATGTCCAACAATTCTGTTGAGGTATCTGTAGGACAGGACTTGACTCCTATTCTTGACGGTATTGCTCGCAATGGTGAGCCAGGCGTGATTTGGATGGATGTCTCTCGCCAATACGGTCGTCTTGCTGACCCCATCAACAACAAGGACTGGCGCATCGCTGGTTACAACCCATGTGCTGAGCAATCACTTGAGTCATACGAGTGTTGCACCTTGGTTGAGACCTATCTCAATCGCCATGAATCTATTGAAGACTTTAAGAGAACCTTAAAGTTTGCATATCTCTATGCCAAGACTGTGACGTTGCTTCCTACTCACTGGCAAGAGACCAACGCCATCATGCAACGCAACCGTCGCATTGGTACTTCTATCTCAGGCGTCGCTAACTTTGCAGACAACAACGGCTGGTCTGTCTTGCGTGACTGGATGGATGGAGGCTATGAGGTAGTGAAAACTTATGATAAGTCTTACTCTGAATGGCTTGGTATCCGTGAGTCCATCAAGATGACAACCGTTAAGCCATCGGGAACCGTCTCCATTCTCGCAGGAGAGAGTCCTGGCGTTCACTGGACTGTTGGTGGCAAGTATTTCTTGCGTGCCATTCGCTTTAGTAATGCTGACCCTATGCTTCCGCTCTTTAAGATGGCTAACTATCGTGTAGAGCCAGCTAACGAATCTCCTGATACAACTTCTGTTGTCTTCTTCCCTGTAAAGAGCGACGCTGTTCGTTCGGAGAAGGATGTCTCTATCTACGAGAAAATGGCTTTAGCTGCAACAGCGCAACGCTATTGGTCAGACAACTCTGTCTCTGTCACTATTTCTTTCGACCCTGAGACTGAGTCGAATGCTATTGGTACTGCTTTGCATATGTACGACGGTCAATTGAAGACTGTCTCATTCCTGCCTAGTGGTAACACTGTTTACCCACAGATGCCATACACACAGATTACTGAGGCAGATTACGAGCAGGCTTGTTCGTCTCTCTTCCCCATTGACTTTGCTGGTGTCTATGCTGGTATGGCTTCTGACGCTATTGGTGAGGCTTACTGCACTACTGACGCTTGCGAAGTAAAGCTCATCAAGGACAATCAATGATAACTATCTACAGCAATACCAATTGTGTGCAATGCGAGAATACGAAGCGATTCTTAACTCTTAAAGATATTGCTTTTGTTTCGAAAATGATTCAGGACTCACCCGAGATTTTCTCTTTGATAGAGGAGAAGGGTTATAAGACGGCTCCGATAGTGGTAACTGACGATGATTCTTGGTCGGGATTTCGTCTTGATAAGTTGAACGCTTTACTACCTTAGTTGGTTTAAAGCAGATGTGTGCTTCACGTAATGCTTTGGCTCTGTACCGAAGCGTCGTGAAGTACTCTTCTGCATACAACGAGCTCCAACGGTGAGAGCTAATTTCATTATCACATTTTTCGCAGACTAGAGCTACGCCCTCATCATCCATCTTAAATCCTGCTGTAGCGAGATGCTTCCAATACAGCTCTTCTCGTTGTTCTTTGCTAATCTTTTGAATGTTCTTTGCTAATTCTTTTTTATGGTCATAACGCTCATCAGTAACCCATTGGCGTGCTTTGTGTGGGTCGTATTCCATGTGCCTGCTCCTATTGCTTTAAGTAACCCCTCCCTTTCGAGAGGGGCACTCTGCGTGTTAGTGCTTCTGCTTCTGCTTTGGCTTTGCCTTGGTCTTTGCTACAGCTTTTACTGTTGCTTTGACCTTGTGCGTTGGCTTATGCGCCTGAGTTGTAGTCGCTTTGTAAGGGTACTGCGTTAGCCAGTACTGCACTACCGCCGTATGTGTTCCCTTCCATGCACTCCAATCTTTGCCTGCGTTGCTCATCAAGTAAGCGACGTGGGCATTTGTCACAGGATTCAGCAATTCAGCGTTAGACGCTAAATCGTAGTAACTCCGTCTATCGGCTCCCATGCTTCCCAGCATGTTAATTTGGAAGAGTCCGAAAGAGTTGTCCCCTGTCTTGCGATTACCGTTGTAATCGAGGGGGTTTCCATGTGATTCCTTTTTAGCAACAGCCCACGCATATTTCAACGCCTGTCCCTTGAAGCCCACAGCCACCAATAGTCCGACCAATTGCTTGTCGGATAGAGAGGTTGCGTTCTGATAGGGGGCATAACGTGCCGTTAGTGCGTCAGCTTTGCTGGGTGCTATGGCTGGGGAAGCCAGTCCAATAGCCACCGCTATTATGAGTCCGCTTATTGAGATAGTTCCCAATAGCAATCTCGCTTTGTTTAGTGCTTTCATAGCATCACTCCAAAAAGTCATTAGCAAGCTCACCTGCCTTTGACTGCTGGTGACGGATACGGTGTAAGTACCTTTCCGTCGTTTTAATTGACTGATGACCTAGACGCTCCTTTACTTCATGCACGTCAACACCGTTCTTTAGCAACGCTGTTGCATTTGCATGTCGTAGGTCGTGCGTCCTAGGGCTCCAATCAATTCCTGATTTGGCAATTGCTGTGTTCCATACGTTTCTCCATACATCACGTGGCAAGTGACTCGTATCGGTATGGCTGGTTCTCTGTTGAATGCCTTTGCTTTGCCTGTAACTTCTACGGTACTCACGCACCGCTTGCTTACAGTCATCACACCTGCAACCGCCTGTTGAGTAGGCGTACAGAGTCCCATGCTGGAACGTTTTTCCGTCATTCTCGAATGGTCGAGATGACTTTGTGCCACGTGAAGATTCTAGTTTACCTGCTGGTAACACCAGTGTTCTTGAGAACAGCAAGCTATCTTTTTTTAATTCGTTTACTGAGACATAGTCTTTTATCTCTTGTAGTAGTGCTTTAGATAGCGTAATACTGCGCTTATAGCCTGATTTCGTTGCTTCTACTAC